AACCTGTAACCAAACCAACAGCAAGGCCTTACGAACAAAAGGCAACGGCAGGTAAGGAAGCATTTGACTCTAATCCTGCAAGAGCAGCTTCTGTAGCGAGGAAGAAGAAGAAACAAAAGAAAGCTAAACAAGCAGCCGCTAGAGAAACAGCTACCTCTACTACACCCACTACTACAACAACTACTACAGAAGAAACCTCTACTACACCTACTACAACGACAACTGCTCCTGTTGGAACTATTGGTACTAGCGTTGGTGACACATCTGTTACCCCAGAAAGTATTTACACCCAAGACCCAGAAAAAGCTATGGAGGCTCAAGAGCTTTTAGCTCAAGATGAGCTGAAACGGCAAAGAATAAAAAGAGCTAGAGCAAAGCAGTCTTTGCTAAGAAGAAGAGTAGAAAGAGATAGAGAAGTTGGATCTGGAAGAAGAGTCCTGTCTGGATCTGAAAAAGAACTTAATGTTCAAAGTAGACAAGCAGGTACAGGTCGTAGAGGCGGTGCAGGTAGAAGGTCTTTAATTACTGGTTCTACTGGTGGAATCGGATACTATAGTAGGTTTTTATAATGCATGATCCAAAACAGAAGTTAGAACGATATGAAAAAGCTAAAGCACATAGGCAAAACTTTGTTGACCTTTTTGAAGAATGTTATGAGTACGCTCTACCGCAGCGTGAGTCTTTTTATTATGAAACTTCGGGTCAGCGTAGAGATGATAAGATCTTTGACGAAACAGCGGTGGTTGGCGTTCAAGAGTTTGCTTCGAGGCTCCAATCGGGATTAGTTCCAAACTTTGCACGTTGGGCAGATTTAATTGCAGGATCTGAGATACCAAAAGAAGAGCGTGACTTTGTAGACAATGATCTTGATGAGATTACTGAGTATGTATTTGAAATACTACAGAACTCAAACTTCTCTCAGGAAGTACATGAAGCGTTCATGGATCTAGCAGTAGGTACTGGTGTACTGTGTGTAGATGAGGGTGATGCAATAAACCCTGTTACTTTCTCTGCAATACCATTGCCGCATGTTGTTTTAGATACTGGTCCTGATGATAAGATAGATCATGTATTTAGAGAAAGAAAAGGTATCAGAAACTCTGAGATAATAATCTTGTATCCTGATGCAAAGCTTGATCCTAAAGTACAGCAACGAGCGCAAAGAGACCCAGAAGGTAAGTGTACTTTACTAGAGATTCTTTGCAAAGATTACAGTAAACGAAATGAGGAAGCATACCTTCTTTATGTAATAGATATGTCTACTAAGACTTATATCAAAGAACAACAGTTTAAGGGTGTGGGTTCTAATCCTTATGTTTGTTTTAGATGGTCTAAGTGTGCAGGAGAAGTATACGGCAGAGGTCCATTGATTAATGCTCTATCTGCTATCAAGACTACCAATCTTACCATTCAGTTAATATTAGAAAATGCACAGATGGCTATCTCTGGCATTTACCAGATGGATGATGATGGCATCATTAACCCAGATACTATCAATTTAGTCCCTGGCACGATAATACCAAAGTCACCTCAATCGGGTGGATTGCAGCCAATCCAATCGGCAGGAAGATTTGATGTTGCTGATATAGTTCTAAGCGATATGCGTTTAAATATAAAACGCGCACTATACAATGATATGCTAGGAAATCCAGATAGAACTCCTGCATCTGCTACAGAAGTTGCTGAACGTATGGCAGATTTGTCACGCAGGATAGGATCAGCATTTGGTAGACTGCAAGCTGAGTTAGTGCAGCCTGTTTTGCAAAGGGTAATTTATATTCTTAAGAAGCAAGGGCGTATAGAAATGCCTACTGTTAATGGTCGAGAGGTAAAAATAAGATCTTCCTCACCTCTAGCGCAAGCGCAATCTAATCAAGACATTACCTCCGTTTCTAGATTTCTAGAGCTTGTTAATACTTTCTTTGGTCCTGACACAACTAACGTATTAATTAACTCAGAAGAGACTGCCATTCACCTAGCTAAAAAGTTTGGTGTACCTGATGGGTTGATTCGTGACGCAGATGAGCGTAGAGAGATAGTTGCAATGATGCAGCAAATGCAACAGATGCAGCAACAGCAACAATTAGCAGGGCCACCTATTGCCGCAGAATAGTCACATTGGTTTAGACGGAATAGCAAGAAAGAAAGCAGAAGAAGATAGAATTAGCCTTAACTTTGGCTCTTTGTTTTCCGAACCTACTGGTCAAGAAATTCTTAAATACTTGCGTAGTGTAACTATAGAAATGGTTAGTGGTCCTAATATTTCTACTGATGAGTTGCGTCATTTAGAGGGTCAACGTTATTTAGTTGGCTTAATAGAACGTCATGTCCAAAGATCACATAAGGTAAAGAATAATGAATGAAGAAGTTCAAGAAGCACAACCAACAACAGAACTACCACCCCAAGAGCAAAGAGACTTTGTAGTAGCAGAAGATGTGGAAGCTAAAACAGATGATAGACCAGAATGGTTGCCAGAAAAATATAAGTCTGGTGAGGATCTAGCCAAGGCCTATAAAGAGCTTGAGTCTAAGTTAGGCACTAAGGACGAAGATATTCGATCTGAGGTGTTAAAAGAAATAGAAGCAGAAAGCTTTAAGGATAGACCAGATAGCGCAGGAGATTATTTACTTCCTGATTATGTAGATGAAGAAAGTGCTATTGATAGCGAAGTTCTTAAATGGTGGTCAGATCACGCATTTACTTATGGCTTTAGTCAGTCTGAGTTTGAAGAGGGCATTGAGAAAGTAATGCAAGCAACTCAGGGACAAATGGTAGATACTGAGGCTGAGATAGAAAAGCTTGGTGATAACGCTAATGCTAGAATAGAAGCTGCTGCTTTATTTTCTAAGCAGTTTTTCCCAGAAGAACATATGGATTCTATTGAAAGATTAACTGAAACTGCTGAAGGTCTTATGGCTCTTGAGTTTGTTATGGAGAAACTACAGTCTCCATCTATGGGCAGTGACAGCACTCCATCTGGTAAAATTACAGAACAGGGTTTAAGAGAGATGATGCAAGATGAAAGATACTGGCATCCTGCTCGAAGAAACAATGATTTCATACAAGAAGTAAATGATGGTTTCCAAAAACTCTATAGATAATGAAAAGCAAATAATTAAAAGGGGTAGGGCTTACCTTACCCCAATGCTAGATTATCATGTAGAAGAGTTTGAACATATTATGCACTCCTCTAATAAACTAGAGGTTAAAGACTTTGGGTATGATTCTGTAAATCAAGCCCTTTCTGAAATATTTAATGATACAGAGTCTTACGTTTGCAGGAATAAATATGGGAATATAGTTTTTGTAGGAGGCCTTTCTTTCTTAGAAGAGTCTCCGCAAATGTTTACTATATTTGCAAACAGCTTAGAGCATAATGTTATTTTAACTGCTAAAATGTCTAAAGCTTTGTTAAATATGTTTGATAAACTGCACCCAATTATTACTATGACTATCCTTTCTAAGAACGAACATATGCTAAATTGGGCATGTTGGCTTGGATTTGAGCCTATTGAAATGAGTAATGATAATAGATTTGTTGAATTTGTGCGTTGCAATTCTGAGCAAGATGATGTTTATAATAAATTATTACGACCCGTAGTGCACTGATCGGCCCTTATGGATACCCGAACTGACGTGTAAACGTGGATACTCGTAGCAATCGGAAACTCAATTAAGGACTGTAAAATGGCTAATACAATAGACCAAGCCTTTATAAAGCAGTTTGAAACTGAAGTTCACATGGCGTATCAGCGTATGGGTTCCAAGCTGCGGAACACTATTCGCTCTACAAATGTGTCAGGATCAACTGCACGATTCCAGAAAATAGGCACTGGATCAGCAACAACTAAATCACGCAATGGTAATGTAACTCCAATGGAACTTGCACATACCAATGTTGAGGTATCAATGAGCGACTTCTACGCTGCTGAATACATCGACAAGCTTGATGAGTTGAAAACAAATATCAACGAGCGTCAGGCTGTAGCGCAATCTGCTGCTGCTGCTCTTGGTAGAAAAACAGATGAGCTAATCATTGCTGCTATGGATGCAGGTGCTAACTCTACTCAAATACATGATACTGGTTCTGCTCTTGCTAAAGTAGATCTTCTATCATTGTTTGAAACAATGGGTACGGCAGATGTTCCAGAAGACGGACAACGCTATCTTGCGATGTCTCCAGCAGGTTATGCTGATTTGTTTGCAATCAATGAGTTTGCCTCGTCAGACTTTGTTGGTCCGCAAAACTTACCGTTTGCAGGTGGCATGACAATGAAAGAGTTCTTGGGTTTCAAGATCTTCTCAACGTCTGCTGTAGCAGGAGGCAAGAACTTTGCTTACCATACAACTGCTGTAGGTATCGGTGTGAACTCTGACGTTCAAACTGAAGTGAACTATGTTGCTGAGAAAGTATCTCACTTAGCAACATCAATGATGTCAATGGGATCAGTAGCTATCGACGATAACGGTATCTACGAAGTCCTAGACAATAATTAAGAGGAGGATCTAAAATGGCTTATAGTGCAAGTGGTCTTGCTCGTATCGGTGGCGACTCAAATGGTAGTTTGTGGATGTATACATCTGCGGATGCGATTGCTACTGTAAACACATCAGGTTACTTTAACAGCGCAGCTAATATGCTTGCTGTTCGTGACTTGGTTATTGTTTGCGATACAAACGTTCCAACAACTAACTTCTGTACTGTTCTTTCTAATACTGGTTCAGTTGTAGATGTATCTGATGGTACTGCTGTTGCGGAAACTGATGGTGACTAAATAGTTGGGGGCTTCGGCCCCCACTTTACTTAGGATATATTATGGCAATTAGTTCACCGGCAAATAGTGCAATTGACATATGCAGTCGTGCTCTC